TTTGCTAGGCGTATAAAATCTCTCACTGGAAAAATTGGGCAAAAAATTGATACCATCAATGGTTCGGAAACCGTCGATGAAATTGTCTCCATTTTAGAAAATCCTGTCGCAGACTTTCTTAGAGAGGACGGCGGGGGAGACAAGCCTGAAAAGATAGGTGATGGAGTAAAGGAATATATAGACTTCCTTAAGGAAAACACCTGCGATATTATAGGGATATCCACCGGATACCCTAGATTTGATGCTGCCATAGGAGGGGGACTGAGAAGAAAGTGCGTGGACCTAGTTGCTGCTAGGCCGAAGGTTGGCAAGAGTGTTTTTGCTGACAATGTCGCGGTAAGTGTTGCGTCCAAAGGGATTCCAGTTTTAATGCTAGATACTGAAATGTCGAAAGAAGACCACCTCAACCGTATTATAGCAAGCCTGACCGAGATACCTATTAATGAAATTTCTTGTGGTCAATTTGCAGATAGCGAGGAAAAGGTAGAAAAAATAGAGGGGGCTGTGGAACTACTAGAGTCTATACCGTATAGCTATATTTCAGTAGCGGGTAGGCCATTTGAACAGATACTTAGTATGATTAAAAGATGGATTGTTCAAAATGTCGGAACAGACGAGTACGGCAACACCAACGAATGCTTGGTTATATACGATTATCTAAAGCTCATGTCCTCCGGCTCTATTACATATAATATCCAAGAATACCAAGCCTTGGGTTTTCAAATCACTGAACTACATAATTTATGCGTGAAGTACGATTTTCCATGCCTATCCTTTGTTCAGCTTAATAGGGATGGGATTACTAGAGAAAGCACTGACACCGTAAGCGGTTCAGACAGGTTGATTTGGTTGTGTACATCATTTAGCATCTTTAAGAAAAAGTCTCCTGACGAATTGGCCGAAGACGGATTAGATGCTGGAAACAGAAAGCTAGTTCCTGTCGTTGCCCGGCATGGCCCCGGCCTAGACGATGGAAACTACATTAATATGAACATACTGGGCGATCACGCTAAGCTACTTGAGTTAAAAACAAGAAATGAATTCAACAGAAAGCCTGTCGGCGTAGACACTGGGCTTGTTAAAGACCCAAATGACTTGGACCTAGACCTTGATGATGAAACATATGATTGATGCTCAAAAGGTCAAACAGTTATTGTTTGACGACATCGAGCTTGTGCTGGTAAACTTAAAGCTAGATTATGAAGTGTCGGGAGATAACGTTTATTCTACCTGCCCAGTTCATGACGGAAGTGATAACAATAAGGCTTTCTCGCTATCACTTGACAAACAAATGTGGAGGTGTTGGACTAGGGATTGTCAAGGCGACTACGGGGCAGATATCTTTGGGTTAATTAAAGGGGTTCTTTCTCAACAGGAGGGGAAAGAGGTGGGCTTCAAAGAGGCTCTTAGGTGGGCGTGTAAGATACTCAATATCGACAGTAAAGACGTAGACTTTAGCAAGAGAGAAGAGCCTAATGATTTTGTAAAACTGGTAGATTTTTTTTCCAGCAATCCAGAGTTTGTTCATCAGCCTTCTAAGGCCAAGTACAAACTACAGCATCCATCAGAATATTTTGTTTTTAGGGGATTCTCAGAAGAAACATTGCTGCACTTTGAAGTGGGCGATTGCTTAGACAAATCATCTCCCATGTACCAGAGAGCCGTCATACCTATACATGACGATTCTGGAGAAAATGTGGTCGGACATATAGGAAGGTCGGTAAAAGAATATAGGGAGCCTAAATTTTTATTCACTAAGGGGTTTGACAAAAGACACTTTCTGTACAACTATCATAGGGCGATAGATAGGGCGGTGGAGAAAAGATGCCTATTTATTACCGAGGGTCAGGGAGACGTTTGGAAACTGCATGAAGCCGGAATAAATAACGCCGTTAGCGTTTTTGGCAAATCACTAAGTCTATACCAGAAAAAAAAGATACAAAGAAGTGGCGTAACGTCCTTAATTATCCTAACAGACAATGACCAAGCCGGTAGAGAATCCAAAATGCAGATACAGAGGGAACTGGGGAGGATGTTTAAACTGGTTTTTCCACGGTGGAAGCAAAAAGATATAGGCGATATGCGTATAGACCAAGTTAAAGAAACGATCTTGTCTCAAGTGGAAGGAACTTTCTGATGGTTCAAATAGTGGGAATATCTGGTAAGAAACAGTCTGGAAAAAACACTGTCGCCAATCTATTGCACGGCCTTGTTCTGAAAAAGAGGGGCATGGTTAAAGACTTCTTTATCAACAAAGAAGGGGAATTAACAGTTCTCACGCGAAACAACCGTGGCGAAGAAGGGTATGGGGTCTTTGATGTGTCTAGAAAAGACGCCGAATTCGTCACGTATGCAGAACGTGAATTATGGCCCCACGTTAAGCTCTACAGTTTTGCCGATGGACTCAAAAGCATTTGTGTGGAATTCTTTGGGCTAGCGCCAGAGCAGGTATACGGAACAGATACACAGAAAAACTCCAAAACAGATCTCCTGTGGAAAGACATGCCCTACGTTAAGGATAAACAGTGGATGGTCAATGCTGGCGCTGGCAAGCATATGACAGCTAGAGAATTCATGCAGTATTTTGGAACCAATATTATGCGACAGATGTATGGTCCCATATGGGTAAACCATACAATCAACACAATTGCAGACGAACAAACGGAGCTAGCAATAGTGTCTGACGCAAGGTTTCCGAATGAGGTTCTCGCAATTAAAGAAGCTGGTGGTAAGGTTGTCAGGCTTACAAGAAACAAATTCAAGGACGATCACAATAGTGAAACGGCTCTGGATGAAAACAATTACGACTGGTCAAACTTTGACGCCGTGATTAACAATTCTAAGGCCAGCATAGAGACATTATGCTCTAAAGTATCTGCCCTGAAATTATACTGAGGGAGACTAAGCTTTGCTAGTAACTTACATACGTAGTTCGAGCTATAACAATTATTCTTTCTGTCAGATGCAGTATTTCCTGACCTATGTGTTGGGGCATCAATCAGACAGTGGGAAAAAGGCAGAGCTTGGAACCATCGTCCACAAGGTAATGGAGGTGTTTGCCTCCCTTAAGAAATTCCAACAGGATAACACCAAGAGAAAATATCTTACGATAAATGACGATGCCTTGGGAGAAGTCAAGATACACGTCAGCAAATTTCTTGATCATTTTTTTGTGACGCGGCTTGTCGATATGAGTTTTGATTATTATACCAAGCGGTCTAAAAACAAGTTCACCGATGGCGACAGAAAGACTTGCGAAAAGCTTACTTGGAGCGCCTTGGAGTATAACAATGGGCAATTCGATCCTAGATTTAGAAACGTGGTGGCCTCTGAGCCTCATTTTGACATTCTCATAGAGGAAGACTGGGCTAAATATGAGTACGAACTACCAAACGGAGAGACTGTTTCTGGAAATCTTGCGATAAAAGGAACAATAGACCTTGTAACCGAGACAGAAAATGGTATAATAGAGGTAGTGGATTGGAAAACCGGGAGAAGATTAGACTGGGTAACTGGAGAAGAAAAAACCTATGAAAAGTTGATGGTGGACCCACAATTGCTATTATATAATTACGCCATCTCCAAAACGTTTCCAGAATATGACCAATCTATCATGACCATTTTTTATATCAAGGACGGTGGTCCGTTCTCTATGTGTTTTGATAAAAGTGATCAGGATAAATTCCTAGAGATGCTCAAAGACACATTCCAGTCCATAAAAGATAACAACAGTCCCAAACCACTTTCCGTAGACAGGAGTCACTGGAAATGTACTAAGCTGTGCCATTTTTTTAAAAATAACTGGCAAAACACGGACAAGAACATGTGTATATATATAGATGAGCACCTTAACAAATACGGAATGGAAAAAACGGTTGAGGATTGTACCAGAGATGGCTTTAATATAGGCTATTATAACGCACCGGGCTAAACAGGAGGGATCTATCGATGCTAGACTTGCAATTCAACAGACGAGACTTCATGAAGGTGGGGGGTATCAGCGCCAGCCTCGCCTCCCTAGGACTATCAGATGCCAATGCGGCCAACCTACCATCCAATGAAAAGTCGGTAGTCTGGTTGTGGCTGGGGGGTGGGGCAACTCATGTTGAGACATTCGACCCTAAGCCAATGGCTCCAGTGGAGGTAAGATCCACTACTGGTTCAGTTATGACCAATGGAGATTTCCTCCTTGGTGGCAATTTCATCAAGATGGCCACTAGGAGTGATAAGATTTCAGTAGTCAGGTCTTTTGCCCATAGGAACTCCAGTCATAGAACTGGTACTCATTGGGTAATGACAGGTCATAACTCGACTGACAATACCCCGCAGTCAATGCAGCAAGAACCATCATACGGTTCTATTATGTCATCAATGTATGGGGCTAACCATCCTGTTACCGGCATGCCCTCTTACGTCAAAGTTAATGGCATTTCTTTTGACGGTCCAGCTTGGCTGGGTGGGCAGTATAAGCCTTACGAAGCAAGCGGCGAGGGAGTGGAAAACCTTAAGTCAAGAGTGGAGAACAATCGTTTCCTCCAACGTCGTGACTTAGTTGGCGGGCTGGATAAGCTCAAGATTGAAAACGATCTTGAAATCTGGCCTGACTTGCGTAAGCAATCATTTGGTCTTATTTTAGGCAAGGCTAGTGAAGCCTTCGATCTTAAGAAAGAGCCAGAAGCCAACCGTCAGAAGTATGGCAAGGGGCTGGGAGAGCAAATGCTGCTAGCCCGTAGATTGGTTCAGAATGGAACCAAATTTGTTACCATTCATTACGGCGGATGGGATATGCATAGCAATATTGCCAAGTCCCTTAATGGCAGGATGCCTCCGCTTGACCACGCCCTGTCTACTTTTATTGACGATCTCTATGATAGAGGTATGAGCAAGAATGTTCTGCTTGTAGTTACTGGCGAATTTGGTCGTACCTATCGTGTCAATAAGAACGCTGGTAGAGATCACTGGGCGCAACTTAGCCCACTGATGTTTAGCGGGGGAGATTTTGAAATGGGCAGGGCAATTGGGGAATCTACCGCTAAGGCAGAAACTCCCAAGAGTGACCCATTTGGACCCAAGGATGTTACTGCCACCCTATTCTCCCACTTCGGCCTTGACCCTCAAGCCCAGAAGATTGATTTTGCTGGTCGCCCAAGATATTTCGTGGAGAGTGATGCAAGGGTGATTCTATGAGCTATGTAAAAAAGCTCCTAGCATCTTCGCGCACTTTAATCGTTCTGTTATCTATAACCATGGCCTTCACTATTGCTATATATTTTAGTGGTAAAAAAGGAAGGGGAACGGAGTCCCCTCCTCCAGCTAAAGTGGTAGACATGGGCATAGATTTCTCTGCTCCCGGCCAACGGGAGGATCTGGAGGCTACACAGGTTAAGCTTGATAATATTTCAAGAAACACTATGATGCGCGATACTGTCATCATTAGGGAAATATTAAGACTACAGCACAACCAAGGAATGCATCAAGATAAGAATCCGATGTGTCCTAGCTGCGCTAGAAGTCCACAAAACGTAGCTAAGCAATTTTGAAGTATCCTATTAAATGTGGGTCTATAGCTCGCATTCTTCCTATAATAAGATAGAACATTGACATTTAATTGAGGGCGCCATGAACTGGGCACCGATCTGTAATCATACCCACTACAGCCTACTTAGGGGTTTTTCTAGACCAGAGCAACTGGTAGAGAAGTGTAAAGAAAATGGGTACAAGTCCTGTGGTATTGCGGATTACAGGACTGTGTCTGGAGTGGTAAACCACTTCAAGGCGTGTGAAAAACATGATATTAAGCCAATCATTGGATGCGACTTTGGCAATTTAATATTGCTAGCCAAAAATATAGACGGTTGGTACAATCTGATACATCTAGTCTCATCCCTAGACGAAGACGGAGAACTCACGCAGGATTTGCTACAATCCACATGCTCCGAAAGAAATCTGATTTGTATTTCAGAATCTGAACATTTCCTCAAGAACGTTATGTCTGAGGATTTCTATGTCAGATCCCCCGCGCTTATGAGCACTTTTTATGTGGATAGGGAAGATTCAGAGTTACATAGAATTCTTCTCTGCTCTGGCCTCAAGACAACCCTGCCAAAAATACACAAAAAACTCAAGGCCGGTGAGTTTCCCGAGCAATCCGGTTTCTTTGATCGAGATGATTTCCACCTACAAGACAAGCAAGAAATCACTGAAACCTTGCTGGATTCATGCACCCACAAAGAAACAGAAGAGGTGTCTGAAATAATAGAGAAGTGTGAATATTATGATATTCTTTGCAAACCGTCTCTCCCCACGTTTACCTGTCCAGACGGACAGTCGGAAGAAAACTATCTTAAACTTCTAAGCAGGGAGGGGTGGAAAACCCTATTGATCAAGACTGGCAAGGTGTCAGATGAGAAAAACAAGCAGACATATCTTGATAGGTTTAGCCAAGAGTTTGATACCATTAAAGATGCCAACCTGTTTGGCTATTTTCTCATAGTTAGAGATATTATTGAGTTTGTCAATCGCATGGGATGGCTATCTGGGCCGGGGCGAGGTTCTGCCGCCGGATGCCTGATTTCTTATCTTGTGGGGATTACAAAAATTGACCCCATCGAGTATGGCCTACTGTTTGAAAGGTTCTACAACACGGGAAGAAACACAGGGGGCCACATATCGCTGCCAGATATTGACATTGATGTCCCCGGCAAGAAGCGAGATGAAATTATTTCCTACCTTAAGGACAAGTATGGCAAAAGCAATGTTAGCCAAATGATCACCTTTGGGCGTCTACAGGGACGTAGTGCTCTAAAGGAGGTCTTCCGTATCAACGAAATTTCTTCCTTTGGTGAGATGAATGAGATTACCAAAAGCATACCAAACGAAGCGGATATTTCTGACCAGCTACAAGCCATGGATGAAGAGGACAGGTCTATTATTAAGTGGGCACTGTTGAATAACAAAGACGAGCTTAGAGATTTTTGTTTTATTAACAGTCGAGGAATGCTGGAGGGCGAATATTCAGAGTATTTTGAACAAGCCATAAAAATGGAGGGAACATTTAAGTCGCAAGGCAAGCACGCTGCCGGAGTGGTTATATCCAGCAAAAATCTGCACGATGCATGCCCCATGGTCAATCAGAAAAGCGGTGGTGAAAAAATAGTTGGTATCGAGATGAATGACTTAGAAAGCCTAGGGCACGTTAAATTTGATATTCTGGGTATCAACTTGCTAGATAAAATAATGAAAATTCAAGACCTTATTGAGGACAAACCCTATGTCTCTTAGAGATATTATTGTTTTTGACTTTGAAACCGGCTCCAGAAACCCCCATAAGACTCAGCCTACACAGCTAGCTGCCATTGCTCTAGATGGCAGGAACTTTAAGGTAAAAGGAACCTTCAACAGCGAAATTAAACCCATTCTCAATGATGAGAAGGCTATAGAAATGGGGCTAGATCCCGTAGAAGATGAAGCCCTGCGGATCACCGGCAAAACAAGAACACAACTACATAAAGCTCCGACCTTAAGATCGGTATGGAAAAAATTCACACAATTTGTAGACCAGTATAACTGGAAAGGGACTCAGTGGTTTGCCCCAATAGCCGCTGGATTCAATATTGTAGGGTTCGATCTCATAATTATCGACAGAATCTGTCAAGAATATGGGCCTTACGACAAGGATAGGTGTCAGCAAAAGCTGTTCAATAAAATTTACAAGATCGACGTGATGGATAATGTGTTTATGTGGACGGAGGGAGATCCTTCGGTTAGATCCATCAGCATGGACTCCTTGCGTGACAGGATGGGACTAAGTAAAGAAAACGCTCACGATGCTCTACAAGATGTAAAAGATACTGCCAACATCATGATTAAATTCATGAAGACCCACAGAGCAGTATACAAGAAACTAACCATCGATAAAGCGTTTGCAAATGGTGAACTGTATGTCTAAACAGATCGAAATTTCCGACTACAATTGCGAAAAAACGTGGAGCCTATTTCACGAGGGGAAAACCAAGGGAGTGTTTCAACTCGAAAGTAATCTAGGAAAATCTTGGTCAAAAAAACTAAGGCCGAATGGTATCGAGGAATTGTCCGCATTGATCGCTCTGATACGCCCCGGATGCTTAAAGGCGTTTTCTAACGGGAAGTCTATGACGCAGCGATATGTTGATCGAAAACAAAACTCAGAAGAAGTGACGTATCTGCACGATTCTTTAGAAGAAATTTTACAGCCCACCTATGGCGTTCTTGTTTACCAAGAGCAGTCGATGAGAATCGCTCAAAAAATTGCCGGATTTAACCTTCAAGAAGCTGACATGCTAAGGAAGGCTATTGGCAAGAAAAAGGCTGGTCTCATGGCACAGGTAAAGGACTCCTTCCTGAAGGGGGCAGAAGACAAGGGTATCGTTACTAGAGAAGTTGCGGAGGAAATATTTGGGTGGATTGAGAAATCCTCACGTTACGCATTTAATAAATCACACGCCGTTTCCTACGCCCTATGCTCTTACTGGAGCGCCTACTACAAGGCTCATTACACAGAAGATTTCTTTCTCTCGTATCTTTACTACGCCAACGAAAAACAAGACACTCATAACGAAGTATATGAACTCATAACTGAGGCGAAGCTGTTTGATATAGAGACAAAAACCCCAGACATAACCAACTTCTCCGACAAATTTCGGATTACGGATGGAACCATATATTTTGGTATTAAGGATATCAAATCCCTAACTGGTAAGACTGGGGACAAGGTGTCTTTAGCTATTAGAGAGACAGAAGAGGAGCTAAAAAAGACAGCAAGTAACTTTTTTTGGATGGATATATTGGTGCGGCTAGCTCCCAAAATTAATTTTACAGCCTTTAAAGCTCTTTCTTCGGTAGGATTCTTTCGCGGGTTTAAAGATAGCGTGAGCAGAAATCAGGCTCTGTATGAGTATGATATCTATAGAAATCTTACCAAGGCAGAGATCAAGTGGATAGAAGATAACTATCCCACAAAGAGATGGAGAAATTTTCTTGGCTGCTTAGCCGATCTGGCTCCTCTAAAAAAGAACGGAGGAGGCACACACAGAGTTGAGCGCAGACAGTTAATAGAAAACGAGATACAGCTTTTAGAAAATCCTCCGTATGACTTAACGGATGACCCAAGTTGGGTTGTTGATCAAGAAACCAAGCTACTTGGATGCCCAATCTCTATTTCAAAGATAGAAATCTCTGACACCTCTCAAGCCAACACGACCTGCAAAGAAGTTATTAACGGCAGGCGGGGACAAAGCCTATGCTTGGCTGGGAATGTTAAGAGAGTCTCTGACTATAAGATCAAGAAAGGAAAGTCTAACGGTAAAACGATGTCGTTCTTGACCATAGAAGACGAGACTTGCTCTATGGATAATGTTGTGGTTTTTCCAGATTGTAGGGAAAAGTACAAGTATATATTATATGAGGGTAACAATCTTATTTTTTGCGGGTCCGTGACTCGCGGAGACAATTCGTTTATTGTAGACAATATGCACGAAATTTAATGATCGACTATATTCAAATTTTTGGTGAAAGATGTAGTGGTACAGGATGGGTCGAAAGTCTTATCTCAAAGAATACCGATGTTCCTGTTGGCTCTTCTAAACATGGAAAACACTGGATTGTGGATTACGACAGCATAGAGCCAATGGACAATACTTTATTCATATCTGTATTCAAAGACCCTTACGCTTGGATTGCTTCTATGAAAAGGTTTCCTCATCATTTTATAAACCGGAATGCAGTGATGTGGTCAATGGGGATGAGTGAATTTATATCTATGCCTGTCATAAGTTACGAGGAGGGGCATGGAATACTAGATCCCTTGTTTAAGAACATATCTGAGTGCAGAAACGTTAAGAATGGGAATTTATTAGGCATACAGGGGCGGGTTAAGAACTATGCCGTGCTCAAATACGAAAATCTTCTTCAAGACCCCCACTGTCTACAAAAGGCGTTGTCCGATTTTGCCATTCCAGTCAAAGATGAATTTACAGATGACTTAAGACAATGGTGTGGAAACGTTCATCTTGAACAACAGTTTGGGCGGAAAAACTATTACTTGAATAAGTTGTATCTCAAAGAATTTACAAGAGAACATCTCGACTATATAAATTCAGATCTAGACGAAAGCCTAGAACATAAGCTGGGATACGAATTGGTATAAAAGCGATTCCAAGAGGTTGGTACAAATGAATTTATGCTCTTTTACGGGCTTCCTAACCGAAGACCCACGCATGATACTAGTAGATGGTGTTAAGAAGGTAGAGTTTGTCTTGGTTGTCTACATCTACAGGAAAACCAAAAGCACGGGAGAGAAGAGTCGCATCCCCACCTTTATCACATGTGAGGCGTGGCATACTGGAGCGGAGACCATACATAAGATCGCCAAAAAAGGTTCAAAAATTCACATTCACGCATCTGCGAAAAACCGATCCAAGGACAACGAAGAAGTTATCTTTAGGGTTAACGAATTTGATGTTGCCAACAGCCCTTTAGACGACACATTCTAGAAAGAGACTTCATGCGTAAGAAAAGAATCCTATTCTGCGGCGAAGCCACCTTTTTAAATACGGGGTATGCCACGTATTGTAGGGAGACTTTAAAGTATCTTCACTCCACGGGAAAATACGAACTCGCTGAGATGGCGTCTTACGGAGAGAGGAATGATCCGAGAGCCGCCGATCTCCCGTGGAAATTTTATGGAGTTATGCCCAATACGGGG